ACCAGCTGGGTAATCCTATGTGTGGTCTTGTATCAAATATATTTGCTTTAGCGTTTGGTGTTTTTACATTGTTAAAATGAAAAAAAACTTGAGCACATTCGTTGCCCTCAAAAGCATCTCTCCAATGTTCTAATAGTTCTCCTTTATAAATGAGCATATCTCCTGGTTTTAAATTTACTTTAATTCCTTTTTTACCTACTTCTCCAGAAGGTTCTAAATATATTGGCCAATTATCTCCTCCAATATTCATTGTAGTTGATATCTCACAGCTAAATCTATCTTTATGTCTTCTAAGGACTGCTCCTTTTTCATATACTCTCATATACGAATACGTTGGATATAATTTTAGTTTTGTATATTTTTCCATAAGTGGTTGAACTTTTAACATTAAAGTTTCCATAGCAATGTCAGCATAATGACAATAAGTATTTGGCACTTGTTCATCTTTCCAGTGTCCCCAATCTGTTTCAATTGCAGGGAGATATCTAGCTTCAAACATTGTTTTTGCAACTTGTCTTTTTATTAAAAGATAGTTGTATAAAAACAAACACAGTTCTTTTGAAACTGCTTTTTTAATTATTGTGTATTTTTTCTTTTTAAACATTTCTTTGTCTAACTGCCTGTAGATTAAAGTGGATAAATCTAAAAGGATCTATTCCTAAGTCTACTGTAAACTCATGCTCAACATATGCT